GTTCATGAAATTATGAAGAATAAGGTGAGGGAGAAAATCTTATGCGAGTTAGAGATCATGCTTGACGATTGGTGCACCTTTGAGCCAAAAGTATCTAAATTTCCATTAGCTGCTGTTATGCGAGGTGAAAATATCCCCGTATCAGCAACCCGTGAAGTAAAGGAGTGGTTGACTAAACAGCGCAATGAGTATAACGAAGCCTTTGAAAAGACATGTCCTGATATGGTTGAAGGATACTCGTATTTAAGTAAACCTGCACTACGTAATCGCATTAAAGCGTGTGATGCCATGCTTAATGAGTTAGTACTCTATAAGACAAGTAAAGCATCTGCTCGTAAGCCACGGACCAAGAAGCCTAAGGCAGCGGATAAACAGGTTCAAAAGATGAAATACCTATCTGAATCGAAAGATCATTCTATGCAGTCCTGTGATCCTACTCGAATCATTGGTGCCAATATGTTCTTTGCTTTTAACACTAAATACCGTAAGCTTACTGTCTTTAAGGCTCGAACTCGAGATGGCTTTACTGTAAGTGGTACGTCTATTAAAGACTTTGACGAAGACAACTCTTTCTCTCTTACATTGCGTAAGCCAGAAGACTATCTTCCAATCATTGCTTCAAAAACTGAAAAGCAAATTGAGAAAGCGCTCAACGAGCTTAAAACTAAGCGTAAACCCGCAAATGGGCGGATTAACCAAGACACCATTTTAGTACGAGCACTATGAGTAAACGACAAGCAGTGGTGATTAAACCCTCAATAACAAAGGAAGAGTTACGCATACAGGTTGAAAAGCTTGTGACCCAGGATCATATGACTTACACCGAATCAATTATTGAAATATGTGAACGAAAACAAATCGATCCTGAAGATATGGCAAAACTCGTCAAAGGACCATTAAAGCTTAAGCTGGAAGTCGAAGCAATGGACCGCAACATCATTAAAAGAACTACTTCCACTTTATTCTAATGGACGGCTTTCAAGCATATCAAATCTATAACTCGCTTAAGCTACACTTTACATCTAATTATGATGCAGTAAAGTATAACTTTAGAACATCCGCGAAGAGAGATACGTTCGAACGACGAAGAGATCGATACTTTTTTGAGAAGCTCTCTCGTCGACTCGATAAGGAAAAGCTAATACACTTCTATACCGCTAACTTAATTGCTGATCCTAATGTCTGGGTCGGTAGCATGACAGATGCAATACATAACGACTATACTGCTAGGCACGACAAGTTGACATATATGTTGACTCAGGACATGAATTTGATGGCTGACAGAGGGTACACCTTTGACCAGATATGCACAACCTCTGACAACTTTAGCAGCAATCCACTGCTTGAGACACTAAGAGCATCAGAAATTAGTCACGAGTCGGTGGTGCTGGTAGATATATTAGTCAACTTCCTTAACCGCCTGAAGAGTGACCTGAGTGACCCATTGGATATCAATAAAGACTCAATCGATCTACTGATCAAATACAAATTGATCATGCTCCGCAGCGCTATACCAACCATAAAGCTAAAGCAGAAGCTTGTTAGCATCTTTACATAGCAAGTACGCTTTATGGTGTACAAATGACTAAAACTATGGTATAATATGCTAATACAAATCTATATACATTGTAACAATACTCTGTAATACTAACAACAACAAAACAAAATACAAATAATAATGTCCTTTGCAAATATGAAGCAAAATCGTAGTGATGCGATTTCTAAACTAGTAGCAGCGTCTAGTAGTACTAACGAAAAGAAGTCTTACGGTGATGACCGTATGTGGAAACCCAGCGTCGATAAAGCCGGAAATGGTTATGCCGTTATTCGCTTCTTACCAGCAGGTGAAGGTGAAGATCTTCCTTGGGTACGTTACTGGGATCACGGCTTTAAAGGAGCTACTGGTCGCTGGTATATCGAGAAGTCTTTGACTTCTGTCGGTCAACAAGATCCTGTATCTGAACTCAACTCACAGTTGTGGAACTCAGGTCGTGATGAAGATAAGGAAACAGCACGTCAGCGTAAGCGTCGTCTGCACCACGTCTCCAATATTCTTGTTGTGTCTGACTCAGCTAATCCTGAAAACGAAGGTAAGGTATTCCTTTACGAGTACGGCAAGAAGATTATGGATAAAATTATGGATGTTATGCAACCACAATTCCAAGATGAAACTCCTGTCAATCCTTTCGACTTCTGGGGTGGTGCAAACTTCAAGCTTAAGATCCGTCAAGTTGAAGGCTATCGCAATTATGATAAGTCTGAATTTGACAGCGCTACTGAACTATTCAGCGGCGATGAAGCGCAGCTCGAAGGGGTATACAACAAGCTTTATAAGCTTAGTGAATTCACTGATGCTGAAAACTACAAGTCTTATGCTGACTTGAAGAAGAAGCTTTACGAAGTAATCGGTGAAGCTGAAGTAGCTACTGGATTTACTCCTGCTCAAACTGTTGAGATGAATACAACTAAGGAAGTAAAGGTTGATGCTCCGGCGCCTGCTGCTCCTATCGTTGACACTCCGAATATCGGTGAAGGTGATAGCGGCGATGGTGAAGATACTTTGTCATACTTCGCGAAGCTCGCTCAATCGTAACAAATAAAGTAAACAACTAACTGAAGGGTAGTCTTAAATGGCTACCCTTTTTTTGTTTAGAAGTTGTCGTCTGTAATTCTAGCACCTCTTCTGCCGCCGAACGCGTGGCGGCGTGCCTTTATCGAACGATTAGTATCATTCACCATGATCGTGGTTGGATTCAATGATACATTGCCCTGTGAATTTGTAGGGGCCGATGATTGTGATGCTGGAGCAACTACAACGATAGGTGTTGAAGCACTCTTCGACAAATCGTCCATAACAACTTTACCATTCGAACCACCAGAAGCTGCTATTTCTGCTTTAATCTCTTCTTCTGGAATAAGCGAGCCTGACTTCTTATCTACTCCAGCAAACTTGTATAGAGATGCAGGCGTAAGTTTGTGTGCGACATTAAGGGGATTAAACCTTCCTCCGGTCCGGCTTGCATCATACATCGGAAGGAAGCTTCTTAATATCATTTTAGCAAATTCGTTAACCTTTTTACTAATATCGCCTAAGCCTTGTGCCATAGAAGCGAATGCTTCTTTAGGGTTTGTGAATAGGTTAACGACATAATCAACAACACCCTGAACCATATTACCAACACCAGTGACGAGATCCTTAATCATGTCTTTAAAGCTGAACGATGCTAATGCTTCTTTAGCGTTTTCGAATCCAAACTTCCCTAGAATCCAGCCTACGCTACTCTTTAATAGATCTAAGGGGACACCCACTAAATTGGCCACTATCTCACCTAGAGCACCGTACAGTCCATCGGTAATCTTACCTAGCATTGACTCACCGTCTGATTCTCTGAATCCCTGTAGGAAACCCCTTATACCATCAAACACCGTCATGGCGATAGTGATAGGTAGGAATAGTTTACCTGCCGTAGCACCGAATAGCTTTGCGAATTTAGTAACAGTAGCGAAGCCAATCTTCAATCCTTTTAACACAGGACCAAAAAGCTTTATTACACCTTTCGATCTTTTGCCTAAAGCGCCAAAGCGTTTAGATATCTTATCGAATGGACCTTTAAAGAAGTCTCCAATACGCGCAAAGAATTTAGTAACAGGGGCGAATATCTTCCCAAGTCTTCCTTTTGTAAGACTATTTAAAAACTTTAGCTCCAGCGATATTTGTTTAAAGAAAGCGCCGGCTGCGAAGACTGGTGCTAGAATAATGCCTGCCGCGGCACCTAAAGCGATACCCAAAAATTTTAAAGCGTTGGCACCCTTTTGTTTTAAACTCTTGCCTAATTCAGCGAAGCCATCAGCGATATTCTCACCGATACTTTGAATTCCATTATACATACCCTCGAACAAAGAACGCTGTTCGATGTTTGCTTCAAGACGCTTTAAATCGTTCTTCTTCGATTCTTCAACAAGAGGCTTAGCGATATCCTTAGCATTGTCTATCGATACAGCTGCTTTGTTAATAACAGCAACCTTTTGAATTACGCTCTCTAAATCTTTTTTAGTAAGGGGAGTATCAGCCATAGATCTATTTATACAAAAAAAGGGAAAGCGCTATAAACACTTTCCCCTTAAATATTGTTATTGCCTCTGCTGATCTTTAAGCTTTTCTTCTTCTAGATGATCTTTTAGAAGTGTTAGATAAATTTCAAGTTCCCACGGAATCAGATTTTCTAGTTCTGTTAAACTATACTTGTGATATTGGACTAACGAAAATTGTGTATGATAGTAATTTTCAAGAGAATTGTGAGAGAGGCTTATACGAAAAAATCGGAGAGTCCTGAGAGCGTTCTTTCGGTGGTGTGTCCTTTAGAACAAGTGATCTTTAGCGTATGCTCAAGTCGTGGGATTTGAAGAATCCAATCCTGAATCTTTTCTAGTTGAGCATGACTTAAAGAATCGATAAATGCTTCAAGCTCCTTTTGATTCGTGTCAGCAATAGGATACACAGTATCCGAATCGTAAATGGTGTCAAGCACAGCGGCAATCGATTCGCTGATAACGCTGTTACTCTTTGTTCGAGTGGCACGTTCCATCTCCTTCAGGCCTGGTGCCTTTAAGGTGACACCGACTGTGTCAGTGAGCTGTATCTTATTGTCAACCTTACTATCTAGATTCTTCACCTCGATAGTAGTCAAATCAATTTGAGTTGTTACATACTCGTCACACTCTCCACACTTAATGCTAATCTCTGTTGTTTCACCAACTGATTTAGCACGGAGATTCAAAAAGATATATTCCAAATCGTACATCGTAAGAGAATAAAGATCTACTGTATCGTATGTACACGATCTAATAATATCCTTCAATGCGCTTGTCATCGCGGACTGAGTATTCGCTTCTTGAGCGATCATGAGGATCTTCTCTTCTTTAACGAGAAAAGGTCTGTATTCGATTGTCTCACCTGTTGATGGCACTGTTAAATAGTACTTCGGCGCGACAATTTTGGGTAATGATAATGTATTCGTGTTCATAATATTATTTATCGTTTAGATAAGACGGCGCAGAGCACCTAACTTATTCTTGACACCCGAGGCCAGTGATGAGATAGCTCCCTGCACTTCGAACCTGTCATAAACGAGGGTAACACTCAATGAATGTTTAGCATCACTTGACTCGTTATTGAGTTCAATACTGTTGACACCAGTCGGGTAAGCACCAATAAGCTTGACGCCATACACTGGTGTGTT